GCCATTATATTACTTCTCCTAATCTTTGTGCTGTGGCGAACATGTTTCTTGCGCCCTCTAATCCTTGAGATTCTTGTGATATCTGTCCGCCTTGTTCTAAATTGTTCATAACATTTTCCATGACTTCTGCACCAGCATCAATGTCTCCTCCGCCTGCCGAACGGACTGCATCTGCTGTAAATACAAATTCGTTTTTACTTAATCTTGCTGGTACATCATCTGCTCTCTCTTGTCCACCTATTGGAACAAATCCACCTTCAGCTCTATAATCTTTTTCCATGCCACCTAAATTCATTAAGCCACCTTCAGCTCTTCTTATTCTTCCGCCTTGAGCCATCGCTGGTATATCTCCGTATTGAGTATCTCCCATAGATATTCTTCTTGCACTTCTTTCAGCACTTTCAGGTGTGATCATATCCATAGATCTATCAAGACCTAGAATACCTAAATTTTCAGTTTCCATAACTCCTTCTGCTTGAAGCATAGCAATCATTTCTGCCATAGTTTCTTCACCTGTTGCTAACCCTGGAAACTTTTCATAAAACTTTTGAAAAATTTCATTGTAAGCTTGATCAGCCATTTCATTTCCTTGAATTTGTGTTTTCCGTGACGGTGAAACTTGAGACATGACACCTGATGCATCCGCTGTCACTCCACCATTATCATACCCAATTCTTCCGCCTGAAGCTGCAAGTACTTCGTCTCTAGGTCTAAATCTTAAATTATCTCCTCTAATTGCTGATGCCATGTCAATGCCTGATGTGTCTGTTGGCAGTGGAGCTTGAGGTATTAATTTTTGAGCAGCTCCTGCCGCTGCACCTATTGCGAGAGGACCTTTCCAGTTGACTTTAGGCCTTCCTTCTGAATCATACTGTTGATCCCCAGTTCCATATAAATCAAAGTAACCTGTTTCTCCTCCAGGTATAATAGTTTGACCTATTTTTTGAAAAAACCCAGGTTCTTTTTCATTAGGAATCCAGTCCTCTATACCTCCAGGAGCACCAGATCCTCCTACAACTCTTTCAATTTCTTGTTTAGTAGCATTATCACCACCAAATATATTACCAATATCAATTAAAGGTTTTTGACCTTCAGGTCTTGTTCCTCCAATAACTGCATCTCTACCACCTAATAAATCTCCTATCCAGTTTTGACTAGTTGCACCTTTTCCAAAAATAGAATCGGGAACCAAATCAAATTGATTTGATAGGCCTGCAGCTATTAAAGCTGCCTCTATTGGATTGTCTTTAATTTCGTTGGGAATAAAATCTTTAACAGGATCCATAACGTTTTCCTGAAACCATGATCCAATTCCATATCTTTTTCTTCCATCTAATCCTGCAATACCACCGTAAGCCATTCTTTGTTTTCTAGATTGTGTGTATGTCGGATGTGCTGTTCCGCCGTAAGCAACACCGGCTCTATCTTGTTCTTGTGATTTGTAATAATCTCTTGGTGACATGAATTGTTCACCGGCATCGCCTTGACCCATTTTATAATTTCTATATTCATCTATTAGACCAGACTTCATGGCCATATTTCCAATACCACCTTGTTCTTTAGAACTCATCTGTGCTTCAGCCAAAATTTGTTCTATAAACTGTTGAATAGACATTGGCTGTAGTCCTTGTTCTTCCATTTCAAATACATACTTCTTATAATCTTCTTGTAGTTGAGCCATTTTCATCTGTTGCATTTGCATTTGCTGCTCTTGCTGCTCTTGTTGTGGTGATTTAGGTCCTTCATTACCTGAGTAAGTAATTTCTGGTGCGCCTGCATCTAGTGATTCAATTCCTGTTTTCATATAATTTTTTACGTTAATTTTAAAAGCAGGATTTTAACCTGAGGGTTTCTAATATTACTTGTTTTTGTCAAGTAAATCAAGCTTATGTTGTAACTATTCTAGGTTTAATTTCTAGAGCAGATAATACAACATGTAATCTATTGGCCGTTGCTGCGGTTACTTTTACTATTTCACTCTCTTTAACCACAAGCGGTGCAGACAATAATTCTGATGTTCCACTGGCCGAGATTGCTTTAACACTAAATAGGCTGAAAACAGCACTAGCCGTATCAGTTATTGTAACTGTTATTGTATCCGCGTTGCCTGAATCTTCGGACACGAGTATAGATTTTATAATAGCAGTTGTAGCTGTGGGTACCGTGTATAAAGTCGTAGCTGAGGTAGACGTTAAATCTACTTTTTTATTTGTAAATGTATTAGCCAAAGAAATATGCCTCCGCTTCTGCTTCATCTTTTAAATCTTGTTGAAAAGATGTGTTTAATTTTTGTACGATACTATCAACATCTCTTACAAATGATTGTTGTATCTGTTGATCATATTTTTCTAGTGGTTGTGTTAATGATTGTACAATTCTAGCCATTATATATCCCTGCTTCGTCCCATTAAAGGACTATCAATAAGTCCACCGTGGGCCACGGGCACTAAATATTGTTCTATTAATTTTTGGATGCTTAAACTTTTTTGCTGAAGCATTTGTAGTTGTTCTGCTGTTAATTGTTTTCCTTGATAGCTTCCTGATTCTATTACTCCTTGTAACTGAGAATGTTTCTTCATCATGTCTGTTTGTTGTGGTGAAAACTCTTGAACACTTTCCTGTACAACATTTTTTATTGGTGGTTTTTCTTTTGCATGTCCGTTTCCCTTTCCATTTCCAAATGGATCCTCTGAAATTGTACTTGAAGTTGTACTTTTTTTAGTTTTAGTTTTATTCTTAGTGGTTGAAAATTTAGTAGTAAGAGAAGCCATTATGTCTTTATCTGTTACTTTATTTGCAAACTTCCTAAGTGTGTTAAGTGTATTTGCTGTTTTATATACGGGAACTAATTTTGCTGGTATTAATGCGGGAATAAGAATGGGTGCTACCCAACTTAATAGTTTTCCTATACCACTCCAAAAACCACCACCTTCTTCTCCAAAAGTTCCAGCTTTTTTTTGATTTACATTTTCACCAAAGTAATCTCTAACTTCTGTGGTATGAAAACCTTCTTCTAAATTAGGATTAGGTTGTTTAAATTTTTTGTATTGTTTGGGAACTAATTCAGTCCTATAATCTTCTCTAGTGTCAGGTGGAGGATTAAGTATACTTGGAGGTTCTATACCAGTAACTTTAAATTTTATTTTTTTTTCATCTTCGTGAATGTTTATTGGATCATCAGCTTTAGGGGTAGTTTTTTTAACAATTTTAAGACCTTCGTGAATGTTTATTGGACCCTCAGCTTTAGGGGTAGTTTTTTTAACAATTTTAAAACCTTCGTGAATGTTTACTGGACCCTTAGCTTTAGGTTTAGGTTTAGGTGCAGGTGCAAAATCTCTTCCACCACCTCCGCCTGGTGGTCCTGATGGACCACTACTAGCACCCATATCTGCTCCACCGCCTCGAAATCCAACTCTTTGACCCATTGCATAATGTTGTCTTAAACTTTTATCTATTGCCATTATCTTCTTCCATCCGGTTGTATATCTAATCTAAATGTTCCAAGTTTCCAGTGTTGTCCGGTACTTGTATTATCTACCTTTAAAGATATAGCACGTGCACGTGCTCTTGTATCTATTTTAGTTGTACTTGTAGTCGTAGTAAACGGACCTAGTGATGAACTAGCCTGTGAGTCCGTTGGATAATTTTTTAAGTTTAAGGTCACTCTTGCATCTCCAGTTTGTTGTAAAAAGTCTGGAAGCACTCTTCTAATTTTCATTATGTTTTCGCCATCTCCTCTTAAATCTGCTCCACCTCCTTGTGCCATTGATATATCAAAATCACCTGATTCTATACTTGCAGCAATAGCAGTAGATGATCCTGCTTTAATTTGATTAACTCCTGTTTCATGTTCAAAGTAAGTAGTCACACCATCCGTGTTGCCAACGGTTGAGTCACTGGTTGCACTTGAGTCATATTCTGTTGCATGTGGTTTTCCAAAAATAGCTGAGTCTGCCCATGTAGATCTTGCCAGCGTACTCGTAGTCCATACAGGTCGCTCTGGTGTGGAATCCATATAATTGTAAGTAACCGATCTATTGTTAGATGCAGCGCCACTTCCAGGATAGAACCAAGTCACTTCACCAAATAGATTATTTAATCCTGCATAAATATGTTGTCTTGGAACTGTATTAATATCATCATAAACATAGTCTTCAACTAAACATGCTAGTGAATCTAGTTTACCGGTGTATCTAAAGAAACCATTTTCTGACATCCAGTATGCAGAACCATCTACTTCAACAGCTGCATTCTTTCCAATCAATCCACAGTTTGTTCCAACTTGTTGAAATGAAAATACGAAAGGCGCACCAACAAATCTCATAATAAATAAAGATGTATCTGTCCATACGTAAATTGCATCTCGACCTCTAATGGCTGAAACGATTCGTGTTCCGTCGGCCAGTCTTTGTGTACCAGCGGTATTAATAGCTGAAGGTGTCCAAGAAGTTGTAGCATCAATTGATTCTTGATCTGACCATCGAATATACATGTCATCCTGTGTTGATGTAGTTCCAATTGTAGTTTCTGTTCCAAAAGCAATTAAGTGTCTATCTGGAGTGGATACTAAAGTTTTTAATGATGCAGTAGGACAGTTAGCAATAATCGTTGCTCGAGTAGATGTTGCACCCGTTGCATTTGAATTCCATTCAAAAGTTGCACCATCAAAGATAGTTGCAATTAATTTATTACCAAAATTATCCAAAGACCAAAGTCCTGGAGCTGTAACAATGTCGCCTGTTTGTGAAGCACCCCATTTTGTATAGTCTGATGCATCGGATACAGTTGCGCCATCAGAGTGTGAGGCAGCTGTAGTATTATCTGACCCTCTGGTTAAGCCTGATAAAGTATCTGTTCCTGTGGTGTTTGAAGTGTATGCAATACGTTCACTGTCTATTAAAACTGTTCCTGTTGCCGGCATAGATCCTGAATCGGATAAAACTATACTAGTTGAACCGGAAGTTAATGCGCCATCTAATGTTGCCGTAATTTCTCCAGCAACAGTACCACCCCATAATCCAAGTCCCCAACCCGCAGCGGATGCTTCAACCGCAGGTCCTATTGAATAAAAATGTTTAACTCTTACTCCACCAGAAGTACTGGCTCCTGATCCTGATTCAACGGATCCCATTTCAACGGTAATCGTTGTTGAAGTTGGAACGGATGTAACCATAAAATTTACATCATTAAAATCATCTTCACCAAAATTAGAATTAGTAATGGATGAAAAATTATCACACCGAATAATGTCATACTTAGTAATATTATGATCGGATGCAAAAGTAATTGTAACTGTGGCATCACTTTGTGTTGTTGTAAAAGCGCTGGTTAATGTGGTTGTACTTTTAAGAGGAGTAATGTCATAAAAAGCTCCTCCTGAATATACATATAAAAATCTGTTGGTACCAATAGCTGCATACTTAATTCCTGCTGCATTAACAAAATGATGTAGTGCGGTGTTTCTACCGGTAAGAGTATTGTCTCCAAGTTGAGCCCAACCGCCTATTTTTTCAGGTAAATTATATCTAAATCTAACATAGTCTCCACCAACCCATTGGCCCTCGCCGCCAGTTGCTGTGACCTGTTTATTGAATCCAGGTTGTATGTTAATTTTTTGAAGCATAATTATCTAGCGTTATTTGGTACTCCGTTTGAATTTACGAATGGTGCTTCTGCGAAAGCCATGTATATATAGTTATAACTTCCTTCATTTAAATCATTTCCTGTAGTTCTAATTTTAAAACCATTTGATAATATATCTAAATGAACATCACTTTGTTCTGCGGTTGTGTTATTAGGTTCTAAATAATCATTACCACCATTATAACCCTCTCTTTTGTTATCATATATATGCCAATTATTGCCAGCAGCATCATATTGTTTAATCATAACAAAAGCTGGTTTAAATCCTAAAAAAATAAATGGTCCATCAATATTGTCATTGGACGTATATTTTCCAAACTTGCTGAAGCCTTGTTTTTCTGAGAAGCAGTAGGCTATAAAAGCTTCTGTATTATTATTAGTATTAGCACTTGTACCAAGAGTAAAAACACTTGAAGTTGGAGCTTCATCACTCCATGCGGTATCATCATCATCTCTTGCACTAGTATCATTTAAAATCATTCCATAAGTTTCGCCTAATGCTTTATGTTGCATTCTCCAAGGCTGAGTGGCAGCTCTATTTTTTACTAGTATTACATGAGGTACTGCTGAAAGTGAATGTGAAATATCTGTATCATCTGTACCATTTCCTGTATATGCAACTATATCAAATCCAGCAGTTGCTGATTCTTTCCAGCACCAGGCTACATATTTTTCTGCATTGGTATTAACTTTGACATCAGCATCAACTTGAAAACCATCACTTGTAAAAGAATCTAAGGTATCGGCATCTGTGGCTTCTGTGGCAGTAGTATCAGCATGCAAAAGTTCAGTAGCACCTCTAACTGCATCGAAAACACAATGCGAATCTGCGGCATCTCTATTTTTTATCCAGACGAGTGATGGACTCATGTCCGTATCGGTGTCATCAAAGGTTATTGCGTGATCTGCACTTCCATTTCCAGTATATAACTGGACTTTAAAATATGCTGATGGATCGTCTATTTCTGTATAAGCCATTATCCATACTCCGCTAGGTTTTTAGTACATATTGCTAAATAATCTTTTGCTGCACCATTTGTTGTTACACTTGGTGTATATTCAAATGAACCATATCCATTTGCATCTGATACAGCAGATGAAGGAGCATAAGATGGATTACCAAAATTTAATTCTAATTCTGCTGTATTGGCATTATTTACTGCATCTCCACAAGCAAAAAACCATTCATCAGTATCTCCATTAATGCTTGATATATCATATCCAGTTCCACTATTTTGTTGTGCACCATTTTTATAAAAATTTGCTGTGTTATTATCAAGATCAAGAAAACAACCTATAATATCTCCAGTAGTAGCAGTAGCACCATGAGCAGTTCCAGCAACACTATTTCCAGTGTTATAAATCTTTCCATCATTAGAATAATAAGAAACATCACCAACACCACCACCCAACCAATTATCACCTAGTGGTCCAGATGGTGAAGTTTTTGTAAAACCCATAGTTTGATAGTTTAAATGAGCTGCAGATGTAATTTTTACTTCTACATACCATTTGCCAGTTGTTAAACCAACTGTTGATCTACATCTATTACCTAAAGTAGCATCTGTTAATATTTTACAATTTCCTTCTGAAAATGTAGCAATTCCACCTTCTGTATTATCCAAAAAATTCATTGTTGCAAAATTATTCGTAGCTGAATCTGTAGCTTGATCTGTTGCGGCTAGATTAACTTCTGTTAAATCTGTTCCACCATTGGCATCGTTGCCTAAATTATCACTAGCTTTAAAGTCTAAATAAAAACCATTCGTACCAAAGGTTAATCCTGATACATCTATCGGTTTCCAAATTGTCGGACTATCACTATCAAATTCTCCAAATGATGTGGGTGCTAATGCTAAACCATCTATAAAAACTACTTCTGCCATGTAACCACTAAAATAATAATTATAAGAAGTACCAGCATTTCCAACATCATGTTGAACAGTTCTGTTTATATTCATTTGTTCGTCTTCAGGTGGATAGCCACTATTACTAAATGAAGTAACTTGTGTTCCATTAACATATAATTTAAGCCTATTTGTATCTGTGCTTTGTGTTGTATCTACTGCTAAAACTATATGATACCATGCTGATACATCTCTATATGTAGCAGTTGTTGTAAGATGAGTTCCTTCATAATTATGTACAAGTAAAGCATTAGCATCAAAAGAAAGAAGATGATAACTACCACTAGCCGCTGAAACTCCAAAAAGAGTTTGTTGTGCTGCCAAATTACTACTTCTTTTTACCCAGCCACTCCAAGTCCATGTATAACGATTACTATTAGAATCAGGTGTCTTGTGCATATAAGAAGATGTTCCATCTAATCTACATGAATTATCTACATCAAACCCTGTAGCTGCTGTTGTTGATGCTACATTTCCTGGTAAAATTAAAGGCATGTTAAGATCCCAATACTGGGAACTCTCCTAATGGTCTTTCCATTACAACAGGATCCCCTTCATCTGCTGTATTAACATAAGTGTATAAAGTTTCAATTGCTGGAGTATTTGATGCATTGGTAATTAATGTTTCCATTGCTGCAGCTTTAGTTCGTACTGCTGCTCTAAATGTTGTAATAGCTGAAGGCACATCGGTATCTGCATCCGCTTTTCTAACAATGTACCAGTCTGTATCTTGTAATATTCCAGCAGCTTGTTTCTTAACTGTTCTAATTTTTTTTGTTTTTAAACCTTCAACTTTAACTTCTCCTTCAGTACCTAATCCATCGTCTTCATCATCTTCAGTGAATAAAGTATCCGCATGAGCCTTAGCCGTTGCACTTCCAAAACTAGCTGTAACTACTCCATCTGCAAAGGCAAAGGATTGATTGGTATTTGTATAATACGCTTCGTCTTTTTTATTTGTGTTATTAAAAACAATTTCATAAAGTCCGATAGCTTCTCTTTCTTCATTACTCCATCTAAAAGAAAATATATTTCTTGAATATTGAGTACCTCCTATAAGCATAGCTTTAGGATTATTTATTATTTTTGTTATTGTGTTATCTTCTATTAATGCCCACATATTATCTCCTATTAACTCTCTGGTATGTTTAAAGTTCTACCTACTTCTTGCCAAATTGCTCCATTGTATCTGAATACCAAAATGTCAGTTTTCGCATCTGTATCTGTTGTCGTAGGAGCAGTATCAGCGGCAAAATTAAATATTGCGTTCCACG